CGACCTTACGTTTCCTATATCTCCAGTCAGCCTTCTCAGTCGAAGGCAAGGTTATACTAGGTAGTAAACGACCATCTGGCATCCTGCGACACTTACCCAGACGTACAATTCCAATCATGGAAGAAGACGCATCAGGCAGTCCCTTATCGAGAGGGATATTGTAAAGACAGTATCTAAGAACTTCAGGTCGTTCAAGCAAGTGCCAGAAAGGCCTACACCCTACAGGGGGTAGACCTCCTAGCTTAACTGGAACGTTGAAGTTAATAGATCCTGGTTTAACAATATCCTTACATGCTGAAGTAAGCATAGAGTAGGCTTGCCGAATGGCGAACCTGCCCCACACTGGTGGCGCTTGTCGCATGAACATTCGGGCGGCAGGGATAACATCCTGCCCGGATCCCGAATTAGCGAACTTTGTTATATCAAGACGCACAGGGGTAACCCTGGTGCCTTTCCAATACATCTGTCCGCAGAAAACAGTAGTAGAGTTTGACACAACAGTCTTCCTTCTATTGAGTGAAGCACCGATGTTATTATAGGCTAATTCAAAGCCATCGTATAGACCCAGACCGCATACGTCATCACAAGCGTGAGAGAGTGAGTCAAGGGAGATTGAACGTTTTCTTGATTGTTCCCATAGGGACCAAGCAAGCATAACACAACCAACCTCAAAGCACCCTTTCAGGCCCATGAGAGGAAGCGGGGTAGAGATAATACCTAAGGCACTGGATATCCGTAAGGACGACAGGTAGTCTAAGAACTCACCCTGGCCACAAACCTCCATGAAGGCGGCCACAAGATCAAGATCGAGTGAGTCCGTGAAATTCGATGCATCTGCTGAAACAACAGAAACACCTAAGCTAGACAAGTATCTAGCTCTTTCATGTCCGATTGATTGGTCTAAGGAACAGTCTGGGATCCATCCATAAAGGATGGTTCTCATACAACCGTAGACACTAGTCGAATGGACAAGCGGAGAGTAGTAGGGACAAATCCCTCTATACTTCCCACCGTTCTCAACAATAATCATCATGCGGCCGTCAACTTTACCAGTTGGGCGCAGAAGTGAATCCTCAGTGGTCGACCTTAACAGGTATTTCGACACCGGATCTGGAATCTCCGTCTTGAACCTCTTATTGGACCTTTTTACAAGGGACTTTAGAGAATAGCAGGATGGATCAAGGGAGACAAGACCCTTTACAGGGACTATCAACCTATGGTTCTGTTCTGGTGAATAACCTGAGAACTTAGTGAAACGTAAGAATTCTTCGAACGATTCACGATAAGCCAAAAGGTACTCACTAACTTTATCACCGTTCACTCGCTTGATAGCGCGTTGAGCGTAGAGTAGTTTCGCCTTTTTCAAGCCGGAATTACTAGATGCTTTCAGCATTTTACCGATAGAGAGAACTGTTAGAATACGTCGGACCAATCTTGTGTTTGCACGGGTGGGTTGAGCCCTCGAAAGCTCACGAAGCCTAGCAAAATACCAAGCAAAGAGTCTGGGATTATTGTTCTTACGAACTTTAAAACCAAAATCTTGTTTCAATGGTTCGTCATTACCTAATACGCGCAAGCCCAGAATGGGAAAGGCGGAAAGGATTTTAAGAAAACCAGGACCCTCATGGAGGATCCTAGTTTTAATGATATTAAGATACTTTTTAGTCGCCCAAGACGGGCAGCCAGTCTGCATAGATAATGCAGTAAATATAGAGGTAATATATTCACCTTCACTCAGTCGAAACTTTTTCCTAGGTTTTGGTTTATTAAAACCTCGGTTCAATTGCCCGGTTAT